AAGAAAAAGTTTGCCACTTCCAACCAGATTTTATTATAGAGCGGCCAGGTCAAGATGGGATTTTAATTGAGGTAAAATTAACTTACATAGACACAAAAGAACAATTAAATAAATACTTGAAGTTTTTGGGCATTTTTGGAATAAATTGTTTCCCTGTTACAATAGTCCGTAATCTTGTGCCAGGCATACCAGAATACATAAATAATTTTAACGAAATAAAACCCAATTCGGTACTGCATTTATGGATGTAATAGAAGCGCGCACTAAACACGTTCCCGCTTGGCAACGCCGCCCGGCAGACGTGACCCCGCCGAAGAACGTAGACCATTTTAAAGAGCTTGCAAACCAGTACTTCGAAGAATGTGCTGATACAGACACTCGGCCAACAATAACTGGTTTTGCGCTTGCAGTAGGTTTACCCGGCCCGACTTCGTTAATTCGGTTGGGGCAGCGTATTCCCGAATTACGTTATGTGATAAGTCGTTGTATGATGACAGTTTCCTCTTGTTATGAGGAGATGATTGGGTTTGGCAACGCTGCCGGGCCGATGTTTATGTTAAAAAACATTCCCGATTTTGACCCAGATGAGCCTATCGGGTCTCCTTCTGTGCAATTCTTTAACGATAGAAAGGAAGTTTTATTATCATCTAATGTAGCTGGCGCAGCACGTTCAGATTCTGAGCATGACAAAGAAGACCCAGTAGAAACTTATATTCGTTTAATCAAACAGCGTGGGTATATTCAAAGCGATGAACAACCTGCATCAAATGTATTAAGAACAACAGAAAGAAACGCACCCCGCCGGGCCTTAACAATTATAACAGAAGGCTGGGAAGATGAGTAGTACCTTTGACCCTAAAAGTTTTGATTGGACAAATCCTGATTATAAGTCTGTGTTTGAGTTTCGTCTTGAGGCTCTTACGCGCCTTCGTAAGAACCCAAGTTCATTTGACAGACTAATGAAGTACTACTCAACTCATTGGGTAGATTTTATAAATGACTGGGGAATGACTTACGACCCACGAAATCAAACAGAAAAATACACACCCTTTATTCTCTTTCCTCGCCAAGAGGAATTTGTTAATTGGGTGTATGAGTCTTATATTCAATCCCGCCGAGGATTGGGCGAGAAGTCTCGTGATGTAGGGTTTACTTGGCTTTGTGCTGCGTGTGCTGTGTGCATTTGGCTGTTCTACCCTTCAAGTGTTGTGGGGTTTGGGAGTAGAAAAAAGGAGTTGGTAGATAATGGGGACCACGACCCTGACTCGATATTTTGGAAGGTTCGCACTTTTATTGACCATTTACCGTTAGAGTTTCTCGCCCCTAATCACACAGCCGGGCGTAAATGGGGTACAGTTCCAAACCTAAATAATAACTCTGTTATTAAAGGCGAGATTGGTGATGAGATTGGTAGAGGTGGCCGGGCCGGCTGCTACTTCGTGGACGAATTCGCTCACTTAGAGCATCCTGATATGGCGGAGTCAGCGTTATCAGCGAATACTAATTGCCGAATTTATATCTCAACTGTTAATGGAATTGGGAATTTATTTTACAGGTTGCGTCAGTTTTTACCTAAAGAACAGGTTTTTATATTTGACTGGAAAGATGATCCCCGTAAACGACAAAACCCAACGCTTCCTCCAGAAGAAGAACCTTGGTACAAGAAACAAAAACTTGAGCTATTACCTACTATCTTGGCCTCCCAGGTGGATCGGAATTATGCTGCTTCAGTATCAAACAATTTAATCAATCAAGAGAAACTTAAAGAAGCTATTGCCCGGCCACCGGGTTCCATAATTCAGCCGAACACGACACCATGGCGGCTTGGGGTAGACGCGGCGGGAATGGGTAATGACGAGATTGTGCTTTGGGCAAGACGTGGCCGACTTTCGGTTGAACCTGAAACATACAAGAAAATGGATGGTGTACAGTTAGCTGGAATTATTGAGCAAAAGGTACGGCGATTATTATACACCGGGCCGGTTGAGCTTATTGCGATTGAAAGGGACGGGCCGGGCGGTTCAGCCGCTGACCAGTTAAAATACGGGCCGTTTGCTTCAATTACAAGGGCTATTCATACGGGTGCGAAACTATCAGATGGTAAACATTATAACTTAAGGGCGTTTTTACACACTCAAGCAGTAGAGTATATAGAGGATTTGGAAATCTCTCTTCCAAACAATCAAACTTTTATTACGCAAGCTGGTGCAATTCAATTTGAGAGTAAAGGCGGGTTGTTGTTAATTGAATCTAAAGACGAGTACCGGGCGCGTTTTGCAACTGGGCGGTCAAAGGTGGAAAAGAATGCCTCGCGGTCGCCGGACCACTGGGATTCTTTCGTGCTAACCTTTACCCCCACAAGAGCAAAAGCAATCTCAATGCAAAACAATCACAATGAATTAGGGTTAAATCAAGGTAGGGCCGGCTGGCGGCCTTTAGACGCCACGATGAATTATTAACTCCGAGCGAAGCGAGTGAGACTCCGAGCGAAGCGAGTACACTGCGTGCTGAAATAAAATACTGTTTTAACTAATTGGAAATTTTTATGAAATTACCTGAGAATGATTCTTTAGCTGCACTTGTCTCTACTCTTTGCGACGAAAGAAGAAAGGCCATTAATGGCAGGAAAGACCTTGATAGTATCTGGCGGGCAGCTCGTAACCAGTACAAGGGGGTAGACGGTGCTGTTAAAGGGGGAAGTGAGTACGAAAAGGGGGAGACCTTAAACTCGTCTATTACAGCTATGCGGTTAAACACTGACTCGGATCGGTCTACGGTTTTAGTAAACATTACCCGCCCGTATACTAATGCTGGCACCGCCAGGGTGGCTGATATTTTACTCCCAACAGGCAAGATGCCGTGGTCATTACGGGCTACGCCAGTAAGTGATTTGCAAACTACTTTGGGTGTACTTAACAAATACCCAAATGTACTTCAGCAAATTTTAACGGTATTGCCGGAGGTTGCTGTAAAGGTACAGGACTCTGAAGCTGCGAAGGCTGCCATAGCCAAAGCAGAATTAATTATAAAAGATTGGCTTAAAGAATCTGATTGGGCGGGTGTGGTACGGCGACAGTTAATTGAATCTGGGATTGTTGGAGTTGGCGTAATTAAAGGGCCGTTTCCGAAGGAACGAACTGTTGGGAATGATACTCAAAAAATACTCGACCTTCTTCCGCTTGTTACGGACGAGGTAACAGCAAATCTGCTGTTAAAAGAATTGGAAACAATGTTGTTTTATACTCCACAAATTGAATGTATCAGGGTAGAGAATTGTTATCCTGACCCTGAGTGTGGAACTGATATTCAAAATGGGAAGTTTTTCTTTGAGAAAATTCCCGAAGTAACTCGGCACCAGTTACAGGATATGGCAAAAGACCCTAATTACATTCCTGATGCTATAAAGTTGGCACTTGAAGAAGGGCCGGCGGGAGATGGGGCGCATAAAAGTAAAGAAACTAACAAGCCGTATTCTTTGTGGATACGAACTGGCATGATTGAATGGAAAGATAAAGACGAGGAAATTTCTTTGGGGTTTGGTGTTGTAACGCTGGTAAATGATAGGATTATAAAGATCGCACCGTACCCGTTGGAAAAGGTGCGTTTCCCCTATAGAATGTTGCGCTGGGAACCTCGCGATGATTCTTGGGCGGGGATTGGAATCCCTGAGCAAATGGAGACTCCCCAACGCGGACTAACGGCTTCTGTTCGAGCCCTTATGGATAATATGGGGTACAGTATTGGGCCGCAGGTGTTGGAAATGGACGGGCTTATTGAGCCAATCGACGGGGAGGATACGAAGCTCCGTCCTTATAAGCGGTGGCGGGTTAAGTCTGGTCTGCCGGGTATAGATGCCATGACGGAAGCTAAGAACGCAATGTCGTTTTTAGAGTTTCCTAATTACCTTGACACTATTATGCCGGTAATTCGGTATTGGTTAGAGATGGCTGAAAGTACAACCGGATTAAGTTTACTGTTGCAGGGCCAACCAGTAACAGATGCTGTAGGTGTGTCTCAACAGTTAATGAATAATTCTGCTACTAACTTGCGACTTATTGTTAAGGAATGGGATGATAAAGTTTGCAAGCCGTTGTTGGAAGATTTTTATGAGTGGGTACAATTATATGGTCCTGAAGAAGCACAGGGTGACGCCGTAGTAGAACCTTTAGGCTCAACTACTCTTATTGTTAAAGAATTACAACAGCAAGCACTATTGCAAATTGGCCAGCAGGTATTACAACCTGTTTATGGAATATCGCCTAAGAAATGGATGCAGATTTATTTAGAGGGTTTCCAGATTGATATTGAATCCTTGGCAATTACTGAGGAAGAACGGGCCCAGTTAGAACAAGCGGCACAACAGCCTGACCCCAAAGTGCTTGCAGCACAAGTCGAAGCACAAGCAGAGATTTATAAGGCAGACCTAAAGAAAGAGGTTGATACGCTTAAATTAGCGTTGGAGGCACAATTTAAAAAGTTGTCGCTAGAACAGGCACAGGCTGCGGCTCAACTTAAATCAGATACTGCCCTTGTACAAGAGAAGTTGCGAAGTAATACTGCTCAAGTAACTTCTCCAAATACACCGGCGGTTCCTAAAGACCTTGGAGAAAGTATTGAGGAAGAAAACCCAATGGACGTAAAATCTGCACTTAACATTTTGGGGCTACAATGAAAGAGTTTTCGATTCAGTTAGGAGGTGTCTGGTATATTGATCCTGTACGTTTATTGTACTTTTTAAAAGAACGTGCTAGTATCATTAGCGAGAGGATTGCTGTACCAGGGACTGACCACCCAACAACTGAGGCTTTACGTGGCCGGCTTGGTGAATTATTAAATCTAATACAGCAACTTAAGGAAAATGTAAATGAATGATGATACCCCTAACGAATTTGAAGAAAACGTAAACGAAAATAGTACTCCTGACGAGGGTGGCGAGGATAGTGGTGAAACCGCTACTTATCTTCGTGACCTTACAGAAGACGATGTTTACTCTAGGCTTCAACGTGTTTCAGAATTTCCTGATTACATCAATGGGCTTGAGTCTAGGTTTAATGGGAATTTTTCACAATTTCAGGATAGATTAACTGGACTAGAGAAGTCGCTTGGCTCAAGAACCTCTTTTAATGCTGATAAACTTAAAAAGGTTTTAGAGGATTACGACCCTAAACTGGCTGAAATTTTGGTGCCAGCTTTGACCGAGGCGATTCAGTTTTCACCGTTGGACGAAGCAACCCTTCGCCCACACCTAGACCCAATTTCAAGTAAATTAACTGAGGCTTTTGGGCAACAGTTGGTTTTGTCAGTTTTTCCACCTGAAACACTAGAGGAAATTATCCCTCCAGTAAAGAATGGTAAGTTTGCGCCCGAGGGACAGCGGCACAAGAATTTTGTTGAGTGGTACTCTCAACAGGGATACCAAACTCAACAAGCACTTTTGCAATTTGGTGCTCCATACGTCAACGCACTTCGTAAATTCGAGGGGTGGGAGCAGAGTAAAAAACAGGATAAGACGAGAAGTGCGAGTAATAAATCTTCTCGTTTGGCTCAGGGGCAACTCCCGACCAGCCAATCTCGACGTAATAGAGATGCCGGGGCGCAGTCTGCTGAAGATGCGTTTTTGGCTGCATTTGAAGAAGTTGCCTCAGAGGGTAGATAAAATATGGCTGGTCAGCAATACGGCACGCAAGCTGGTCGTCTTGAAAAATATAAGGGACGAATCCTTGCTAAAGCACAAACTAAAGAAATGCTCACGAAGTTGGGTGCGATGGAGCCTTTTCCACAGAACGTCTCGCAGACGATTGAGTGGATGCGGTTCCTGCCCTACGGTGGCGTCGATAATGAGTGGATTGCGGCTGGTGGCGATACTGCTTTTATCGCTAAGCATACTATTCAGGAAGGCGTAACGCCTACGCCGGACTCGATTTCGTGGACTACGTTCTCTACTACGTTGCAGGAAATTGGCTGTTTGTACAGCTATTCTAATCGCCTGCGGTATTTGCACGAAGAGGGTCAAACGATTCCTCGGGAGATGGAAGAGCAGGCTGCGACTCGTATCGCGCTGTGCCGTGAAATGATGGTGTATGGGGAATTGAAGTCCTGCACCAATGATTTCTTTGGTGGCACTGGCACTACGGTTGAGACTGTGAATGGTCCGCCTACTAAGGCGATGTTCCAGAACATTTCGCGGGCGCTGTTGGGCAAGCACGCTACGACCATCAACAAGATGTTGAAGTCTGGTCCGATGTTTGGTATGCAGTCGGTTAATGCGTCCTGGCCGGTCTATTGCCATACTGATATGGAAAAGACCTTTGAGAACATTCCTGGCTTTACCAAGGTGCAGGATTATGGGTCGGTTGGTCTGCTTGATCCTGAGTATGAGATTGGTGCGATTGGCCGGTTTCGGATTATCGTTAATCCGATTCTGACGTATCGTCCAGGTGCAGGTGCGTTGGTCGGTGCGGCTGTTGCCGGGTTTACTCCGAAGTCTAATGGTGGCACTAACATTGACGTTTACCCGCTTATTATTATGGGTCGTGGTAATAGTGGTGGTGAGGCTTTTGGTCAGGTTCCGCTGCGCGGATTTAACTCCATTGATGCTAACCATTTTCCCCCTTCGGAGAAGTCCAAGATGGACCCGCTGGGCCAGCGTGGTTATGTGAGTGCGATGACCTGGCAAGCACAAGCGATCCTCAACGACGATTGGATGGCGATAGCTTGGGTCGGTACTGAGGCTTAATGGTGGTAGGGGTTGCGGGGTACAGAATAAATACTGTGCCCCGCCTTTTTAGGAGATGTGTATGAGCGGTGTACTTAACGAAGTTGCACGCTTTATTAGTGCCCCTGGTGCCGATGCTGTTAAAGCGCTTTTGTCCTCAAAGGGTTCTGTTTCAATTCCGCTGGGTGCTGTTACGCTGGAAGATGGCACTGCGCTTACGAAGCAGGCCAATGCGGTAACTGGTTATTCGCAAATTGCTAACAAAGAAATTGTTATCAATATTCCTGTTAATACAAACCCGGCCGG